GATGCCTTTGCTCTGGCAAAATTCTTTCTAAAATTTTCTCGCATTACCCTCTGAGATAATCTATCTGCATCCTCATAGAAACTAAACTGGTTGTCAATCTTAACTGATCCTTGCTCTAATATGTACAACCTCTTTAATGGATATGGTTTCTTTGTTGTCCTCTGCAAGATCATATCTTGACCACCTACCCTTTGTCTAAACACTTTAGGTCTATCGAGCAATGGTCTAGGTCTATTCCTTGCAGTCACTCCACCCTTTGCTCTTAGTGGCATATCTGATGCCGGGATAGCTATTGATCTTCCTCTAGGTGACTTGATGCCACCAACTGCTAATCTCTGTAGAAAATCTTTATGTCTATTCCCAGATGGATAGTTCTGCACGATTGCTCTTAACTTTCTTTTACTTGCCCTATTAGTTCCCTTAATAGGCATCATTACTGCTTTCATAAATGAAGTGTTCTTAACCTTAACATCCTTAGTCCAAACATTCTCAATAGTGTTCTTTCTTATTTGAAATGCAGCATCGTTTAATGTGTTAGCTAATGCAAATGGCATCTGATTTTTACCAAATGCATCTAATGCTTTACTAACTGTGGATAAGTTGCTTTTAACATTTATATTCAATGAATGCTCCCTATATCATCTATGTTCAATATCATAACTGTTCCAGTACAATCACTTGCATCAAATATAGTTTTATAGCATTGATCGCATTGTATCTGCCCACTAAACTCCACAACATTACCTAATGTCCATTCAGAGCAGTATAAGCATTTAACTTTCTCACCAAAGAATTTAACACGATCAACCATAACTAGAATACTACTAGAAAAGCTAATTGTGTCAATAAAACTATAAATCATATAATACAGAATGCCCTCTTCCCTTTAAACATTGGTTTAATATTCTCTGGTATGCACCACCCTCTATAATTGGTTTAAATGCCCATCCACCTGCTTTCAAGGTTAATGCTCTGCACTCCATCACATCCCTATCATATAACTGCGCTTTGCCCTTAGATGCTCTTAAATCCACTACAGGATTATAAGCACAACCACCCACAAATAAAGCTGATATAATTATTATGTTTCTCATTTTACTTCTCCTTTTCTAGTTTAATCCTCTTTCATTTAAATATTCTGATAAGTTACCACCTCGCATTGCAGTTTCTATCTCATTCCTCAATCTATCAAAATTAGTATATGCCCATCGTGGATCATTCTGTAACCTTTCAACTTTAGCTATAATATTATCAATATAATTTAATTGTGCCATTGTTAGCCCTTTTTCTGCCTTTACAGCCACCTTTCCATCTTTTTGGTCTGATTGTACCTTAACAACTGTTTTAGGTTTTCTTTTAGCTTCTTTCCTAAACCAATTCATATAAAATGCATTTGGATTTGCATATTTAGCTTTGTTGCCATTCTGCTCATTCCATAATCTAATATCTTCAATAACATCATCAGCATCTAATCCTAAATCAGTTGCATATTTTTTTATGTTATCAGTCACTACAAAATCCACTAATAAAACTTCCTTATTTTTTTTCTTCTTCTTATTATTATTATAATGGTTATTATTAATGGTTCGTACGACACCATCTGTCGTAACCAAACCCGAATTTGTCGTAACCATTTTCTGGATGTGACAATCTGACACGTCACTAGTGTCGTAACCATTTAGTTCGGGGAAGCCATAAAGTGATGTTTTATTAGGTCTAAAAATCTTCTTGACCAGACCTAAATCAATCAACATTTCAATCTTTCTCTGAACAGTTCTAATAGAACATTCTGCTCTTTCAGCTAATAATTCTTGTGATGGATAACTATACTCAGTTGCATCATTAAAATGATTAGCCAAATTAATGAATATTAACTTAGCAATTGGATCACCTATTTTAATATCTAATGCATAATTTAGTGCTTTTATACTCAACTAATATCTCCCTAATTTGTACATTCCCCGTCACTTTCTTGACAAAAATAACCTTGTTGGTCAAAAACCCAATCTTGTTGCTTACTTACATAATCAAACATTTTTTCTAAATTTCTATCTCTGTTAAATTGTTTTTTTGTTTGCTGCTCCATTTTAAGCCACCAATCTGCCTTTTCTGGATATTCTTTCATCATCATAGCAAGTTGTGCTTCAGATTTTAGAAAACATAAATCACAATTGCCCATCATAGTTTTTCCATTAACAATAGGTAAATTTAATTTAAATGATTGTTTACTCCAAAAAGCATCTATATCAGATAAATTTTCCTCTGATAAAGCTATTGGATAATAAGGTGCATAACCTTGATCTGATTTATCTTTTAATCTTTTCTTTTCATCTGCTCTGATACCTAAACAATTTAGCCAATTTGACCATCCTAATTCTTTTAAATATTTACTTGCAGTTTGTATTTTTAAAATCCCGGTGCAATATCTTTGTAATGCATTTGGCAATCTTTTATATTTATTTATAATCTTTTCAAATGGTTCACCATTTCTACTAGCTGAATTATGTGAAACTTGCTTGAAAGTATTTTTTCCATCAATCAAATCATATTCTAACCAAATAACATTAACATTCCATCTCTGAGAACATTCTTGAATGAAATCTAAAGTTTGTTCCATTTCACGACCAGTATTAGTAAAAATAACTTTTGCTTTATCTGGTAATCCATTATTTGCTTCTAATATCTTATAAAGCATATAAGCTGAAGTGCGACCACCACTAAAACTGATCTGAACATCTTTAGATGGCAGAATATAACTCAATTAAATTCTCCCTATTAATGGACTTGTTCCGATTACCTTAAACTTATCTATTGGATAATGTGCAACAACTCCAAAATCTAAAACATCATTACGATCTGTTCTGCCACCTAACTTAGTCTCAAACTTTTCTGTAAAATCTATATGACCCATAACATCTGCCCAACAAACTAAAAGCAAAACCCTATGACCAGTTAATTCTGATAAATTTCTAGCTGCTTGCACCTTGTCAAGATTAATAAACATAGTTTCATATTTATCTTTATTAAACACTCTACATTTGACTTCCACAAAAGCATAAATCCTATCTCTTTTATAAAGAGCAAAATCTATTTTCTGAGTAAATGGTAGCTTCTTTTTATCAAGATTATATATCTGACAAAATTCGCTGATAACTGCATTCTCACGTTTTAAATCAGCAGCATTTTCATACATTGGTCTGTTCATAGATCACCTTTATTCCCTCAAATATTCTTGCAACCACTTGTGGTACAATTGAATTACCTAATGCTTTTAATCGTTTTCTTCTAATACTGTCCATCCCTCTGGATAACCCATCATGCTCTCTATAAACTCTGGCTTCACCTTTCCACGTTGTAAATTCATATTCTCTAGGTCTAAAATTGATGTGGTCAAACAACTCTGCCTTTTCCACTCGGCCGGAAATCCCCTCTCTTGACCTATATGAGCTGTTGGAGTTGGCAACAATCCATAATCTGTTTCTTTGATGGTTTGCTCCCGCCGCAGTAGCTGGAATACAAAAGACCCTTGTGGTGTAGTTATTATCTTCCAACTGTGATAATATTTGGTCAAGTCCCATATTGATAAGACCATTAACATTCTCTCCAATAATCCAATCTGCCCGGACTTTTTGTGCAATCTCAAACATTTCTCCCCAGAGAAAGCGATCATCTTCTGTGCCTTTTCTTTTAAATGTGCCATTCTCAGATGCTGTGCTGAATGGTTGGCAGGGAAATCCCCCACAGACAATATTAATTCCTCTAAGTCTAGTTGTGTCATCTTTTAATTTCCTTACATCATCATAAATTGGTACATTGGGAAAATTCTTTTTCAATATCTTTTGGCAAAATGGATCAATTTCACAAAATGCTTCAGTTTTGTAACCACCCACTAATTGCTCTGCTGCATATGAAAAACCACCAATCCCACTAAATAAATCTAGTATCTTGATTTTCTCCATTAGGATTTTTCCTTATTGTTATATAAATCGCAAAAATTATCTAAATCCATTACAATCAAAGGCTTTTTTCTATCAGCGCATATAACCAGAGCATCAGCTTCTTCAATCCATTCATATATCTGTTTAAATCCATTACCTCTTTTCTTTAGCTCAAGAGTATAATCTTCATTATTTAGATTAGCGATGATATCTCCCTTTAGCCAAGTTGCTCCAGATAGTGGAACACGTTTTGCCTTTATGTCGTGGAACTCTAGCTTCTTGACTATCTCACGTTCAAATCTAGCGCCTTTATCTCTTTGCATTTTACCCATTAACCCAATCCCTTAATCCAACCTCTGATTTACTGATATCTTCAATCTTAACAATCATATCAACTGATGGTGTTCTTTGCCCATTAATCCACCTGTTAACAGTTACATTGCTGACACATAAAGCATCAGCAAATTGTTTTTGGGATATGTGGTTGGTGGATAACCAATCTTTAAGTTTCATTTTTATCCTCATTAATAATTTCTATTGAATTAAAATATTTCTCACCAAAAACAGAATAACCCTCTTTTTCTATTTTCCATATTTCATAATCTTCAGATATCAAATTAATGACATCTTTAATATGATTAGCCTCAATAACATAATTCTCTGGTTCTGCACTATCATCATAAACTTCTATTTTGTAACGATACTTAGCTAATTCCATAATTCTCTCCTATCCAAAAGCTACTAGTAAAAACCAAGCAAATCCAAATAACAAAAATAGAAATGCTAACTCTAAAAAATAAACACCAAAGTTTTTTAAAAATTTAATCATTGTTCTTTCTCCCATAAAAACAGTAAGTGCCTAAGCACCTACTGCATTGTAATAACCTACACAACCTACTATTGTGTAACCAGATTGATTGCTCTCACCGAGATCAACCAAATTCGCTCCTGCAAAATGAATTGCTGCTTCATTATAAGCATCAAATTCAGATGTAGGAATTTTAGCAGAAAATGGCATTTTCCAATTGTCCAAATCTGCTGTAAGAAAATCAAAACGATCCCTAAGATCATTTAGTTTTTGAGAATTTAGCATAAGCACCTCCTATAAAATTATGCTTTGTTATGATTAGATATTACCACAATGGTTAATGGTGTCAAACAAAAAAATATCTTTTTTGTAAATTATTTTATTGATTTTCAAAAAATAGTCATTAGTATCCTAGTTATGAGCGAAAATAATGATATAGGTTTAGAATGGTTAAGTGTTGATTTAGATCACCTTAGTCCATCACAATTATTAACATCGACACCTAGTTGGATATTTAAATATTTGCACTTAGGTAAGGATAGAAGAAATATTGTAGTTGGTGAGAATGCTGCACTCGGTTCTGCTGTTCATAATGCTGTTCAGAACGTGCTATGTGGCATTCCAACATATGATGCGACCAGAGAAGCACAAATTGAATTTGATATGCACGATGCTAATGAAGATGCAGCAAAGCGCATAAAATATCGTGGTATTATTCCACAAATGGTTCAAAATGGTGTTGATGTATTATTAGAAAATGGTTTCTTTGCAGCTATCCCAGAAGAAAAGATAACAACAAGATTTGATGGTGTTAATGTTGATATTATTGGTTATGTGGATTTAGTCGTGCCTAAAACGATCTTCTGCGAGATGAAGACCAAAGCACCTAGAAAAACACGACTTCTTAAAGATGGTTCTCAAGGTTGGTCAAAAGGTTCACTTCCTAAAGCACCAGAAAAGAACCACGTTATGCAATCAGCTATCTATCATCATGCATTAAAGATAACACCATCTATATGCTATATAAATGAAGTTGAAGCCGTATTATATACACCTTTTAATTGTGATGAATTAAAAGCAGATAATCTAGCTAAATGTTTAGAGGAAATGAGACAAAAAGCATTAGTTAGACAAAATCTATTGAGGTTTAGTGATGATCCAAAAGTACTAGCTTCAATAGTTGATCCAGATTGGGATCATGCCTACCAATGGAAACTAGAAGATGAATACTTACAGAAAGCGAGGAAATTATGGGAGTTCTAGTAGATGAAGATAATGTTTTCAAAAATCAAGAAAACAAACAAAAATTTTTAATTAGAGCAATAGGTCGATTTAGAGCAGAAGCTAAAGTTGATAAATCTGGGAAAAACCCAATGTTTAAATCTGAATATAATACTCTAAATGATGTATTAAATGCTTTAGATAACATTCAACAATATGGTTTAGATTTTATCCAATATGTTTCAATAGATCATTTAGTCACCAGAGTTATGCATATAGAAAGTGGTGAATACTTTGATAGTATGATGGAACTTAAAACAGAAAAAGAGACATACCAGTCATATGGTTCATGTTTGTCTTATTTAAGAAGATATGCTCTAATGACTATGTTTGGTCTAAGGTCAAATGATGATGATGGAAACAGTTCGCTTAGAGGTCGTGGGAGTTCTCCCCTTGTTTCTCATAAACCTGCGACCTCCGGGATCACTAGCAACTCCTCCCAAGTTAGTGATCCCACCCCTACCAATTTAAAAGACGAATTAGCCAAATGCAAAACAGTAAAAGAAGTTAATGCATACTGGGTTAAAAACTTTTCTGCAAAAGGGAAACAAACAACTGATGCAGAATTAGAATTATTCACAAACAGGAAACAGGAGATTAATAATGAATAATTGTGTATTTGATGGAAGATTAGCTAGAGATGCTGAACTTAAAGACTTAGGTGAAAATAAAGTATGTAACTTCTCAATTGGTTCTAATGTAGGTTTTGGTGATAAGCAAAAAACCTTATGGCTAGATTGCTCTATTTGGGGAAGAAGAGGTGAAGCATTAAATGATAGCCTAAAGAAAGGGCAACAAGTTTTTATCTCTGGTGAGTTATCCACAAGGGAATATGATAAAGATGGGCAAACTAGAACTGCATTATCTTTAAATGTTCAGAGTTTATCTTTTGGTGCATCATCAAGAAATGCTGAAGATAAAACCTTATCTAATTCAACTGAACTAAATGATGAGATACCATTCTAATGAATAAGAATGAGCTATTAGATGCCTGTAAAGTTGCCCTTAATAGTCGAGGGCAGCATTACGGCAAGGTATTAGAAAACCATAGCCGTATAGCTAAAATATGGTCTTTAATACTAGGATTAGAAGTGACTGAAGAACAAGTTGCTCTTATGATGGTTGGATTAAAGGTTGCTAGATTAATAGAAACACCAGATCATCAAGATAGTATTTTAGACATTGCAGGTTATGAAGCAGTTATGAGTGAATGTATTGAGGAAAAGAAGACCCAAAAAAGTACCGATAAACAAACAGAGGGATATCTTTGGCACAAGAATTAAGCGCATTAAGAATTGTGTTTTTTGTGAAATTGGTA